AATCAAGAACGAAACGCAGGCCGATCCGATCGCGGAGATCCGCGCGGAGCTGGCCGCGGCGAAGGCCGATTTCGCCAAGCTGAACGAGGAGATCGTCAAGGCGCAGCGCCCCGGCTTCAATCTGAATTTGGGCGCTCAGCCCGACACGACTGCGGCGAAGGCGGAGGAAGCGGCAAAGGCGTTTGAGCGATTCATTCGCACCGGCGACCTCGCTGCCAAAGCGACGATGAACGAGGGCACGGCGGGAGACGGTGGCTATCTCGTCCCGACGGCCTACAGCAACACGCTGGTCACGGCCATCAACGAGGCATCGATCCTGCGCCGTGCTGGTGCTCGCGTCATCACCGTCAACGGCACCAATTCGTTCCGCATCCCGGGGCTGACGAACAGCACGACGGCCGCGATCATCACGGCGGAAAGCACGTCCTTCTCGCAGATCACGCCGACCATCACTGAGGTCGAATTCGTTCCCTACAAGCTCACGGCGCAGTCGAACGCGACGGACGAACTGCTGGCCGACTCGCGCATCGACGTGCTCGGGCAGGTGCTCCAGCCGGACGCGGTCAATCGATTCATCAAGGCGGAGAATACGTTCTTTGCGACCGGCACCGGCACGGGCCAGCCGCAGGGCGTGATGGTTGGTGGCACGGTCGGCGTCACTGCCGCCGCGACGAACGCGATCACGGCCGACGAGGTCATCGACACGTTCCACAGCCTCGCCACGGAATACCGCGACAATGCCGTGTGGCTCATGAATGACGCGACGCTGAAGGTCATCCGCAAGTTCAAGGAGAACGGCAGCACCGGCGCGTATCTGTGGCAGCCTGCGCTGTCCGCCGGCCAGCCGTCTACGATTCTTGGACGCCCGGTGTACACTCTGAGCACGGTTGCCACGATTGCCACGGCAAAGAACGTCATCGCGTTTGGTGACATGTCGTACTATTACATCGCCGACTTCGCGGGTATCACGTTCCGCCGCCTGGTGGAGCGGTACGCCGACATCGGTCAGGTTGGCTTCCAGTGGTACAAGCGCCTTGACGCGAACGTGATGCTGGGCGCGGCCATTAAATACCTGCGCACGGCCTAGTGACCATCCCCCATGCGAACAGCCTTAATTCTCCCCACGCTTGGACGACAAGATCAGGCCGCGAAGTGCGTAGAGCAGCTGCTGCGCACTTCGTCGGCTGACGTTGTGTTAGTGATGCCCATCGGTGAATCGCTCAGCGCAACTTGGCTAGACACATACAAACATCTGCTGAATCATCCACGCATGCAATGGGCAACGTACGTTCAGATGCAGATGAACGCATCGGAGGCGTGGAACTATGGCCTGTCGATGGCCGACGACTACGACGCCTACTTCCTCGCGGCCGACGACATCTGGGCCGAGGACGGATGGTTTGACGAAGTGCTTCGCGTGCACAAGGCGACCGGCGCTCAGATGGTCGGCATCAACGACATGCACAGCGACGGCCACATCATGGCGACGCACTATTGGATGACGCGCCAGTTCATCGTTGAACACAACGGCGGCGTGATGTCGTGCCCGTGGTATCGCTCGTGGTGCATGGATCTTGAAACAACGGAGCGCGCAAAGCGTGCGAACACGTACGCATGGGCGCAGCATGCGAAAGTGGAGCATCGGCACGTGCATTGGGGCGCGGCTCCGATGGACGGCACGTATGCATTCGCAAAGCCGCGCCACATCTACGATCAAGTGGTGTGCGACTATCGCCGTCGCAACGGATGGCCTGACGATTTCGAGGCGGTGATCTCGTGAGAGGGTATTACTGCGTGCTGATGGAGCGCACAGTAAACGCAGACGCCGCGATATCGCTGCTCGACGTGGCGATCCACGCGCATCACCACAAGTTTCTCCGCATCAACATGGCTTACAAGCGCGTGGACGATGCGCGCAACACGGCGGCCATGCTGTTCTGGCAGCATTCGAAGGACGACGACGACGTGCTGGTCATGCTTGACAACGACCACACGCACCCAGCAACTATCGTCGCTCACCTCGCATCGAAGTGCGATGCGGAGCACGAGGTGGTGGGCGCGCTGATGTTTCGCCGCTCGCTGCCACACGATCCGTGCTTCTACCATTTGGACGCGGACAACAAGGTCTCGTCGGTGCCGATGTCGTTCGACGGCGTGTCTCTCGTGAAGTGCGACATCGTGGGAACCGGCGCGATTGCCATCCGGCGCAGCGCCTTCCGCAAGCTCGCGGAAGCCGGCTTCGACTGGCCGTGGTTTCGCTTCATCTATCAGCCCGGCTTGCACAACAAGATTCAGCGAAGCGAGGACTGGAACTTCGGGCTTGAGTGCCGCAAGATCGGCATCCCGCATTGGTGCGACATGTCGATTGTGTCGCCGCACATCGGCCAGACGCTCATCGGGCCGGACGACTGGGTGCGCGTCGTGGAGGAAGGGATGAAGGACCCGGAGAAATTTGCCGAGACCTACAAGGAGCTTGGTATGCGATTCGTTCCGACCGAGGAGGCCGCAGCATGAGCTACGCAACGCTCGCAGAATTCAAGTCCTACATCTCCGAAATGACAGGCGGCGTGCAGACTGTCTTCACCGTCGCCGAGGACGCGCTTCTCCAGAAATTCCTCGACCAGGCTGACGCGGAGATCGAAGGGCAGACCGGGCGCAGTTTCGGACAGGGCAGCAACAACCACATCCACTACTACACGAAGGACGACGTAGACGACAAGACGCTGCATCTAGACGCCGACCTCGTGAGCATTACGACGTTGACGAACGGCAACGGCGCCACCATCGCATCCACCGATTACTGGCTTTTGCCGATGAACGCAAGCGTCACAGGGCAGAACGCCTACGACGGCAGCTTCTACGCGATCCAGCTTAAGGAAGGTCACGACTGGCAGTTCGACACCAACGGCCGCGTATCTGTCAATGGACGCTGGGGATGGATGCAGGGCGCGCCTGTGGAGATCGTGCGCACGGCGATGCGGATCGCTTATTGGTATTGGGTGAAGCGCAACGAGACGGGCGCGACGAACGTAGCGGGCGAGGCGCTCACGACGGAGAGCGATGCATACCCGGCGGACGTGCGCATCGTGCTCGATCGCTACACGCGGAGGCTGGTGGCATGAGCATCACCAGCTGCTACGACGCGCTGCGGGATACGGTGGCGACGGGGATTTCGGCGAAATCGAAATACACGTCGATCCCCATTTCGCCTCCACAGCGGCTCCCGGCCGTGATTTGCATGTGGCGCAACACGGAGAGCGAGTCTCTCGCGTTCAGCTCCAAAGTCAGCACGAAGTTCGCGCGTAATGCCATGCGCCGGACTCATGCATTCGATGTCGTCGTCGTGATCGGGCAGACCGGTCTCGTCAACGACGAAGACCTCGCAGGTCGCGCGACGGCCGAATCGTTGTTGAATGCCATCGACAACGATACGGAACTGGGCGGCGTTGCCAAGCTTGCGTCTGTGTTGGGGATCAATCAAGGCTTGCTGGAGTGGGATCAGCAGGCGTTCTTCACGGTGCGTGCCAACGTGTCCGTGATTGAAGAGGTGGTGTGATATGGCTTACACGATGAAGAATTGCAAGGTCGAGTTTTCGGCCGATGCCAGCACGTGGGTGGACATCAGCGACGAAGCGAACAGCGTAGCGATGTCGGGCTTTGAGCTCGAGACGGAAGCTACGCCTGTGTTCGGCGAGGCCAAGAAGGTGCAGACGGTCGGAGGATACGCGATCGGCACGGTCACCATCCGCAGCATGTACGCCGAGACGACGGGCGGTGCATGGGGACTCGCGCACAGCGCGCACACGAACCGCACGGCGCTGTATGTGCGCTGGTCGCCGCGCGGTGGCACGACGGGGCAGTATCGCTTCACGAGCGATGCGGGATACGTGAAATCTCCGGTTTGGCCTGTGGGCGAGGACGGCGCGGCCGCGATCATGCCCGAGGTCGTCATTGAAACCCCGTTCGTGACGCAGACGGCGGTCTAATATGTGGGAATGGAACTTCGACGGCCTTACGCTCGAAGACGTGGCGCTGCTGGCCTCCGGTGAGGTCAGCAGCCTCCAGCTTTTCGACATGATGGGGCGCTGCGTTGTCGGCGGCAAGCGCGCGATTCCGGCGCTGAAGGTCAGCGACGCCGTGCAGGAATTTGTGAAGGCGTACGCCGCGGCGGTCAACCCAAAAGGGACGGCCGCGCTCTCGACGAGCGCGTAAAGGCGCATCTGTGGATCGGCGACGCGATGCCTCCGGAGATGATGGAGCTTTGGCTGGCGCGTGATGTGTATCACACGTGGCCGCTCCCCGATGCGTTGACGGTAGCGCGGCATCTGACAGTCATCGGCGCTGAGAACGAGATCAAGAGGAGGCAGCATGGCTAACGACATCCCGATAGACGTAGTGCTGAGAGCACAGGACGAAATGTCGGCCGTGCTGGACAAGGCCGCGAAAGAATCGCTGGAGCTTGCCGACTCGTTCAAGAAGACTGAGGACGCGGCGAAGAAGGCGACGGGCATCACGTGGGACGAGACGACGAAGCGGTGGCGCGACGCCAACCGCGGATTCATCTCTTCTGCAAAGGCGCTTGAGCAGGGATTCACAGAAGCGGACAAGGCGTCATTCAAATACGAGCGTCAGATCAAGGAAGCGGCGAGGGCGACCGACAGCATGGGCAAGTCGATGGCCGATGGCGGCACGGCTTCGTCCGGCTTCGGCGTAAAGATGATCGCGCTTGGCAACATAGCGGCCGACCTTGCGATGAAGGCGTTCTCCGCTGTCGCGTCTACCGTTGGCGATGTCGTCAAAGCGATGGTGGACGGCAATGCCGAGTTTGAGAGATACGAAACGCAGTTCGGCGTACTCATCGGTGGCAGCGAGAACGCGAAGAAGCGATTGCAGGAGCTTGCGGAGTTTGGCGCGAAAACCCCATTTGAGCTTCCGGAAGTCGTACGCGCCGACAAGGTGCTACAGGGCTTCGGCCTGCACTCCGAGGAAGCAGCGAAAAAGTTCGGCTTCAGCGGGACGCAGATTCGCACGATCGCAGGAGACCTTGCGGCGGGAACCGGCCAGAACTTCGAGGACATGTCGCGCTATCTCGGCATGTTCGCCAGCGGTGCGACAGGCGAGGCGATTTCGCGTTTCCAAGAGCTTGGGATCACGACGCGCGAAGAGCTGGCGAAGATGGGCCTTGAATTCTCGAAATCTGGCGAGCTGACGACGCCGACGGCCGAGGCGTTTACTGTGTTGCTCAATGTCGCGCAAAAGAAATTCGGCGGCATGATGGATGCGCAGTCAAAGACCTTCGAGGGCATGCTGTCAAACTTGCAGGACTGGAAGGGGAACACGCTCAGAGAAATCGGCGCGCCAATTTTTGAGGTGTTGCGCGAGAAGCTGGGCGTGCTTCTTGAATTCCTCGGCAGTCCAGAAGTAAAAAATGCAATCAGCGACTTTGCCAAAGACATGGCGGACACGCTGCGCACCGTGGTCGCGTGGGTTGAACGCAACTGGCCAACGATTCAGCGAACTATTACAGACGTGTTCAGCGCCGTGAAATGGGCAGTGGACAACGTGATACGGCCGACCATTGATTTCCTCGTTGATCTTTTCGACCGCACGGCGGAGGAATCAGAGACTTCGTTCCGATTCATCCAGATAAAGATTGAAGACGCAATGATCTACGTGCGCAGGATCATCACGTCGATCATGTCTGCTGTTTACGATTTCTGGACAGAGAACGGAGCGGACATCATGGCGGATGCATCGCGGATTTGGTCGGCGATTCAGAACATTGTAGAGATTGCTATGGAGGTCATCATGACCGCCGTAAATCTCGTTCTTCCTCAGGTGCTTGCCACAATTGAAAATCACACCGAGGGCGCAAAATCTCTTTTCTCCATTGCATGGGATGCGATAACCCTTGTCGTTGATGTGGCGCTGGCGGCGTTGCGTGGCATTCTCGTTCTTGCGCTTGATCTGATGAACGGAGACATGAAGGGCGCTTGGGAAACCATCAAGAAAACTGTGGCAGATATTTGGGCACCCATCTACGAAGTGATCCGAGGCCCTATTGAATCTGCGAAAACGTGGATTAACTATACGTTCGCGGTGATGGCGCAGGACTTGGAGTTTGTTACCAACAGCATCCGTAACCGGCTGTCGGCAACGTTTCAAGGTATGCGCGACGACATCACGCTCTACTTCACGCAGCTAAAAAATAACGCCATCAGCACTTTCAACGAGATCATACGTTTGTATAACATCGTCGCGCCATTCATGGGCTTGGTGCCAATAAATGCAGGGCTTGGCATGCGAGGTGCCAGCGCATCATCTGCCACCACGACCAACATCAACCTGACGGCGAACTACGGGTATCAGAGCGAACGCAGCCTGCGCGACGACGTGCAGACCTTGCAAATGCTCTACGGAGGCGCGTGATGCAGAACGGCCATACATTCGAAATCATCCGAGGCACGCAGACGGTAGACATCAGCGACCTGGTGAACTACGGCCTCGTGGAGTTCGACGGCTTCGGGATGCCTCCGGTGCGCCGGCTCGTGCAGCGTGGGCCGATGCAGAACGGGGATACGGACGTCGGGTATCGCCTCGATCCTCGCATCATGCGGCTGAGCGTTCTGGCGTACGCTGGATCGGAGCAAGGCATCATCGACAAGCGCGCGGCGCTGCTCGGGCTGATGCGTCCGAGCGATAGCGCGCTCATTCTGCGATGGTCATATGGTGGTGTGTCGAAACAGATCGACGTGCACTACAACGGCGGGATGTCGCTGCCATCGACCGACTGGAGGCTCGGCCATCATCGCGCGGTGTTTGAGCTTCGCGCGTCAGATCCGACGTGGTATGACACATACGCGTCCGAGTTCGCATTCGCACAGGGAGCAGGCGGTAGTGGATTCGCATTTAATCTTTCTGTGCCAATGACGTTCGGCGCTTCGTCGTTGAATGAGACAACGACGATTTCTCTTTCTGCAGAAAATGCATGGGTGACATTCCCGAAGGTGTACATTTACGGGCGCGTGACTTCGCCAGTGTTGACCAACCAGACGACCGGAGACAAATTGGATTTCACTGGATACGCGCTCAACGCCGGACAATACGTTGTTATTGATCTCGCCTATGGCACGAAGACAGTTCTGCGAGACGATGGCTCGAATCAGGTTTCGAAGCTGACTACAGACAGCGATCTGGCAACATGGGCGCTTCAGCCCGGCGACAATGTGATCGTGGCAACCGGCACTAATGCCGACAGCACAACGCGCGTTGTATTGTTCTACAACGCGCGTTATATCGGAGTGTGACATGACAGGTGTTTCTAGATTCTGGTCCACGAATGGCACGGGCGATGGCACGAGCGGCGGATACACGCAGGCGGACTTTGGACGCTATCTTGCTAGTTCGTTGATCACAAACACCGCGACTGAAGGCGTGCTGTTTGGGGTGCTCAACAACCTTGTTGTCTCAGCCTCTGGTGCTAATGCGACAATCGGTACAGGTGCCGCAGTCGTCTACGACAAGTTCTACTACAACTCATCGTCGTTCAATTTGGCGATTGACCCAGAACTGACAACGCGCACTGACGGCGTAGTGCTCCGATATGATCCAACCGCGCAAACAGTTCGCGCCGTCGTCAAAAAGAATGACGTGACTGTGACGCAGACGGCCGGCGGATCTGGCGTTTGGGAAATTCTCATTGCCACTGTGTCCGTCGTATCTGGCTCTGCGACAGGTGCTACAGACGCTCGAAGCTACTGCAAATCTCCTGCTGCATATGGATGGTTCCGAAGTGCTCTCACTCTCAGTAGCACTCTGACGGTGTCAAGCAACGCGACCGTGAACGGCGTGCTATCCTCCAGCAGCGCCAATGTCAACGGCGCGTTCGCAGCGAGCAGTGCGACGGTTAACGGCAACCTCAACGTCACGGGCACGACGACGATTGCCACGCTTTCAGGCACGGGGATCGTCGGCGCGACGAACCTCGCAACGGATTCCGTGACGACGGTGAAGATCGCGGCCAGCAATGTGACATCGGCGAAAATCGCGGATGGGGCGATTGTCGAGGCGAAGATTGCATCGGCGGCTGTCACGTCTGCGAAAATCGGCACGGGCGCAGTTCTCACGACGAACATTGGGGACTCGCAGGTGACGTCTGCGAAAATCGCCGATGCAAACGTCACAACGGCGAAACTCAACGCTAATGCTGTTGTCACCACGAGCATCACAGACCTCAACGTGACGACTGCGAAGATCGCAGCAAGCGCCGTCACGTCGGCGAAGATCGGCGCAAGCGCGGTGCAGACGGCAAACATCGCCGACTACGCGGTGGAATCGCTGAAAATTGACACCAGCGCGGTGACGACGGCGAAGATTGCGGATGTGAACGTCACCGAGGCGAAGATCGCCAGCAGCGCCGTCACCTCCGGGAAGATCGCAAGCGGCGCGGTGACGCTTGGCAAGCTCGCCACGAACAGCATTGATGAGGACAACATCAAGGCAGACGTCGTCACCGGCGCAAAGATCGGTGAATGGGCCGTGAAGTTCGGCGGGCGTCAGGGCGGCAACTCCGACAATTGGGCAACGCCGGGAACCTCCGAATACAAAAACCCCATCAGCGCAACGTATGGCAGCGAGGTGCTGATGTGCTCTGGATCAATCCAGATCAGCATTTCCGCTGCTGCAAGCGGGACGGCCAACGTGACGTTCTACGACAAGGACACGGGGTCGGCTCCGTTTGCGACCAACCCTATCATGGTCATTGCGAACAACGGCTCGCCAGACTACATCATTGACATTTCGGCCATCAGCACTTCCGGCGGCACTGTTCGCGCGACGCACAAGGCGGGCACATCGGCGACGACGACCGTTACCGTGTGGTGGATCGCCATCGGCACGACGACTATCTAAATCATGGGCGCAGAATACCAACTCCGCATCGTAGACACCGCAGGAGCTACGCAGGCGATCATCACCGATTACTTGCAGCTGGCCTACACGCGCGTCGTCAACGCTGCGGGGATGGTGTCATTTGATCTGCGGGCCGATCACCCGGCGATCTCCTACATCGTCCACAACAACCAGGTAGAGGTGTGGAGGCGCAACGAAACAATCGGCCTCGCATGGCGCAGGGAGATCGTCGGCATCATCCGCTCGCTGACGTGGACGACGTCGGATTCGACCATCGTGCGCGTGACGGCTCCCGGCGCAATGGCAATGCTGGGATGGAACATCGTAGCGTTTCGCGCGGGGACGGCCAACAGGTCGCTGTTCACGAATCTGAGCGCGCGGCGCGTGATGTCGCGCATCGTGCAATACAACTGCACGGCGACGGGAGCGACGTCTGCACGTCTGCGGCCTGCCACATCATCGGGGAAGATCAGCGGCCTCTACACGATCACGTTCGAGGCCGAGGTAACTGGCGGCAACACCATTGACTACGGATGCGCCTACGCCAACGTGCTACTGGCCTTGCAGGACGTGCAGAAGATCGCGGGGGGAGACTTCGACCTTGTGAAGACGGCCGGCGCGACGTTTGAGTACCGGTGGTATACCGGGCAGCTTGGCACGGACAAGACGGCGACGGTGCGGTTCAGCCTGGAGCTGGGCAACATGTCGGAGCCGGTGTTCACGGATGAGCGGCTCTCGGAGCGTACGGTGGCGATCGTCGGCGGACAGGGCGAGGATGCCGATCGCATGGTGGTAGTGGAGACGGGCGGAGGATACGTTGTGTCATCGCGCGCCTTTGAGATGTTCGTGAATGCCAGCAGCGACGAGACACGGCGCGCGCTTGTCGCTCGCGGGGATCAGGCGATTGATGACGCGCGCGCGAAGCCGCAGTTTTCGTTTGTGGCACTACAAGCGCCAAATGCGTACTACGGGGTGCACTATGATCTGGGAGACCTTGTGACGGGCGTGTATCGCGGCGTGTCCTACACCGAGAAGGTGGACAGTGTCGCGGTGCAGTTCGATTCGCAGGCAGGAGAGCAGATCGACGTGCAGATGAAGCAGGTGTAACGATGGTGACGGATGAGATGTTTGAGAAGCTCATGATGCGCCTGCTCGCTGCTGAGCGGCGCATAGCACGGCTGGAGCAAGAAGCGCGCACGGACACGACGCCGGCGTTCGTGCTGCACGTTGCTACGACTGGAACGGCGTGGACGGATGGTGGCTCAATCCGCGTCGGCAGCAAGGCGCAGACATACGGCACAGACCAATACGGTCAGCAGGTCTACAAGGCGGAGACGGCCGAAGTCTTCCGATGGGAGTAACGCATGGCAACAAATTTCCCGACCAGCATCGACAGCTACACGACGAAGGTAAACAACGTTGACACCATCGACGCGGCCAACGTGAACGACCTACAAGACGCGATGGTGCAGGTTGAGACGATCCTCGGAGCGAGCAGCAGGCGGCGCACATCATGGACGCCGACGCTGACGTTCGAGACCACCGCGCCCACAAGCATTACATATGCAGCAACGACCGGCGGATGGTATGCCAGATTCGGCTCGTTGATCTACATGACGGGGCGTGTTGATCTTGCAACCCTTAGCGGCGGCAGTGGTAACGTCAATATTTCGCTGCCCGTCAATTCGCAGACCGGTAACTTTGATCTGTCCACAATCACCATTTCCACGACAGGAAACTGGACGACCTTATATCCTGCGGTCGGACGCATCGCCGTTGTAGGAGGCGTCGCTGGCGTATTCCGTCTGTATTCTTACGCCGCTGCCACTGGCGTTACCGTACTGACCAACTCAAACACGACTAGCACATCTTCGGTGTTGTTCAGCGGGTTCTATTGGCACGCGTGAGGTGAGTTTCCACAGGACGGAGAACGGCGCGGGCGAGGTTCTGCGCGCGAACATGGGGAGGGGATTCTGGGTGCACGAGGTGGCCGTGCCGTGCACCGGGGAGTTCGCGCCGTCTCACGTGACGTACGACGGCTTCTCGGCCTTCAGCACGCGCTGGCCGTCCGGGATCGTTGCGCACGATGGGAGGTTCGAGTGCCCGATCGGGCGGACGGCCGTCGTGCGCGACTAGCGTTTCGTTTCGGTTGCGCGGCGCTGCTGTTCGCGCGCGAGAATCTCGTTCTGGCGCAGCATGATTTCTTCTCGGTCTCGGTCGCGCTTCGCTTTCTCTTCGGCGTCGAACTGCTGCCGACGGCGCAGGCGCTCCTCAGTGACCATGTTGTGCCACGTGCGGCGCTCGACCTCGGACTCCTTGCGCGAAAGTTCCTGAATGCAGTTGCCGTTGACGAGGCGATAGATGCGCAGGTGGCGATTGTTTTTCGAGCGGCCGAAGATCGCTTCGTAGAGACTGTGAAACCGCTCCACGATGAACGGCTTCCCGTTGCGTAGGTCAACGAGGCAGTGCGTGAGCGGCGGATCAATCATTTGCTGTAGCTTGTTTGTCACGGCACTCCTTGCAGTATTTCTTGTTGTGGTGTTTGACATCGACGGGCTCCCCGCACTGGCGGCAGGGCTTGGCGATGTCGTCGAACAGCTCGATCTTGTGCCAGTACGAGGCAAGCGCGGTTGAGTATCCGAGCCGGCGCGCTGCGAGGCTGGCGTTGTATCCGCATGCGACGTACATTTCGCGGATGAGCTTGCGCCGGCCGTCGTCCATCTTGTTCACGGCCTGCCTCCGGCGGCGTTTGGCTTCAGTGCGCTGATGATCACGCGGAGACTCTCGTTCTGCACGGTCGGCGCGTCCGCCAGGTAGACGTGTTCGCGGCTCGTGCCGATGAAGGCGTTGCCAGAGAACATGCGCAGCGAGTCGTGAAACCACCTTGCGTTGACCATCGTAACGCTGTCGTCCATGAGAGGGTTCACGCACAGCACGTGACGCGGAAATTCTTCGGTGCCGACCATCGCGCGAATGCTGACGGACTGCGGCGAGTAGCGCACGAGGAGAGGCGCCATCTCCTGCCCTTTGCTTTTCTGTCGCTCGACCATCGGCCAGTCTTTCATTGCCTTGCGGCAGTATGGCGCGTCAAACTCCGCAGCGTTGCGCGGCATGATCTGCTTCTCGTAGAGCCGCTTTACGCCGTCCCATCGTTCGTCCAGCTCCATCGCCTGCGATCCGTTGCGGTGCCGCGCATCCTCGCCGGGGAGTGGCGTTGTGTCGATGCGCAGCTTGCCGTCGATGAGCGACAGCGTGGCGGAGTCGGCCTTCGCAATTTCGGCCATCTGGTATTTCAGGTACTGGCCGCTGATTGAGATTGGCTCATGGTCGCCTGCGTCCACGCCTTCGACGCTGACGACGGCGCGGTAGCCATCTGTGCCGCCGACGTAGAGCGCGCTGCCGGAGACCCACATGCTGACGCACTTGAGGTTGGCGCGCGGCTCAACCTTCGGGACGATCGTCAGCGCGCGGGAGACCATCTCCTTGAAGCGCGTGTAGGTGAGCGTGCAGATGTTGGTGTTCATGCGACCACCTGCCATTCGTTGTATTCAAGGCCCGACTCCTGCGCGACGACCTGCGCAGTGGTAGGATTGTCGTACGCCGCGAAGATGTATTCGTAGCCGTGTTCTATTTCGGTGATGACGTAGGCGTAGGTGGGCGCGCCTTCCGACGTGCAGCGGAGCTTGCATTCGTATGCTCTCCAGTCGTTGCCTCGCATCTTCGTTTCGGCGTCAGCAAGCGCGACATTGAGGAAAAGCACGTGCTCCTTGATGCGATCGCCGTCGCTGACGAACCACGCGCGGCGAGATTTGATAATCGGATTCATGATGAGAGAAGCCCCGCATCACACGCGGGGCTGGTGGTCTAGCGAGTCGCTGCGGCGTAGACGATCATCCACACGACGCAGGCGAATGCGAGGACGACGAGGACGAGGGCGTCGATGAATTGCTTCATGGGAAGAGATAGAGCGGAACGTAGAACACGGCGAGCAGCCCGATGGGGATGAGGATCAACCCGAACAGCGCCTGCCGCATGAATTCGCTCATCGCGTCGACCTGCTGCTGGCGTCGGTATTCGCGCTCGTCGTAGTCGTCGTATCGTCGGTAGTCGTTTCGTCGGTTTCTCATGGCTAGATGAATTTGAGTGTGTTCTACCTGTTATCGATGCGATCGCGCAGCAGAATAAATAGTTTCGCAAGCTGATCTTCAAATGCGGTTCCTCTGAGATCAGACTGCATGTCTTCGATTGCTCTGACGTCTTCGTATGCGATATTCCCGCTCATCACGTCGCAAAAGATTTCAATCAGACGTTCGTATTTGCTTTGCCAATCAGCAGCGCTATGAAACCCTTTCAATCGTGAGGCCACCAATTCATTGGCAAGCCCCTTCTTCATAATCACTTTTTGCAGAGTCGTGCGTGGGACATTGAGTTCACGAGCAGTGGCTGCGATGTTCCCGCTATTGTTTGTAAGTGACTGCTTGATCTGTTCTTCGGTCATTGTGATTACTCCTTGTGAATGCTGCTTCTAGACGCTGTCGTAGTCATTGCCGTCCTTGCGCCACCAGCGTCCCCAGGTCTCGTCGCGGTTTGGCGGATCAATCGGGGCAGGTGGCGCGTCGTCTGGCACGCGGACGACGCGGTAGACGCCTTCCTCAGTGCGCAGGTGGGCGATCCGCGCATCGTCCCAGCCGTGGCAGACGCGGTAGAGATAGTTGACGCGAAGCTCCTGCGCACGGCCGGCGAGTAGATCGTTGATAGCGCGCGCGACCTGCGACGGCTTGTAGAGCGGCTTGTCGTTGATCCACGCCGCCGGTGTGCGCGATAGGCGCATGCCCGACACCAGGTATTTGGTGCTCTGCGGGATGATGTCGTGCTCGTACTCGCGAACGACGAATTCGCGCCATTCGCCGCCGCTGCGCGCATCGTCTCCGCACTTCACGATTGCGCCAAACGCCGTGCTCTTGGCAACGACGCGATTCCCGATGCAATTGACGCGCTCGACGGACACGCGCCATTCGTGCGGATGCGCTGTTTCTCGAATCGCCTCGAGTGCGCCGTGCCGATGCAAGTGAAACGAGGAGTGCGGCGTGATGCCCAGCGTGAGGTGTTCGGTGTAGTAGACGGTCTTCCAGTTGGTCATTGTGTTCTCCAGTGCCCGGCGTCGCACTCGCCGGGCGAATACGTGTGTTACGGCAGCGTCTTCTTCAGCTGCTCGGACGCCGCGCGGATGTTGGCGATGGCGTCCGTCTTCAGGGCAATGCGCGCTTCCTGCATCGCTTCGGCGATCGCCTGCGATGCGTCACCGATGACCTCGCCAGATTCGAGCACCGCCTTCGCGTGCAGGCCGAGGGCGCGAAGCTCTGCCTTCGCGGTCTCCACCGCGATGTTGGGCTGGATCGTCGGCGTAGTGCTCTTCGTAGGCGACGGCGCAGCGGGAGTCGGCGCAGCGATCACGACGGGCGCGGAAGCCGGCTCGTTCTGCGCCTGCTGCATCTCGTCGTCGGTGTAGACGCCGCTCAGCTCGGCAGGAAAGGCGCGGCGCAGCGCGAGAGCTTCGGCGCACTTCGCCAGCATCAGCCTCGGCATTTTCGCCCACATCGCCGTAGGCTGGCCGTCTTTGTTGGTCTGGGCATATTCCTCCCAGAAGGCGACGGCGGACACCTCGTGCCAAGCCCCGCCTGCGAGCTTGAGCACGTAGGCCGTGGCGCTGGTCACGCGGCCGTGTGCGTCGTATTCGTAGGTCGGCGCTTTGCCGGGGCAGTAGCGGCCGGTGCGCTCGGCGACGAGGCGATAGCCATCGATGCCGACCACGATCGTCATGGCGTCGCCCCACTCGCCGTTGGGGAGCTTAGCGCGGCGCTTGACGCAGTGGATTTGGCGCGACAGCGGGTCGAGGCCGAGCTTCTGCGCCATTGCGACGAACATTTTCAGCTCGACGTCCGATGCGCCGCGCGCAATCACATCCTTGATCACGGACATTTCGTCGCGCGAGAATTCGCGGGGCTGGGGGATTACTGCGAGGTTCGTGTTGTCCATTGTGTTTCTTCCCTTATTAATGTTCTTACTTAGTAGTCGTTCATCACATCGTTGAACGCATCTGCGATTTCGTCCCAGTCAACATTGCTGTTCGCACCCACGTTGACATCATCGGGAGTCTTGCCGAATTCAAACAGTTTGTTGCAGAATTGCTTCGCTGCATCAGCGCAAAACTTGCTGCCGATGCAATTGAGGAATCTGCATTCCCTGACCAACCTGTTGTGCATCAATTCATCATTCATCACCCAAAGGTTGATGTTCCACGTATCGTAATTTCTCCAGCCATTGTAATTGTCAGTTCCCATTTGTTTGTTAATCCACTTGGTCTCATCAGTGCTGGCATCACCAGCAAACAGGTGCATTGATGCGCGCACCTGTTTCGACCTACTATTTGTTCAGTGCAGTATTGATCGCGCGGTTTGCGAGAGCCATGGCATACGCAGCGCGTGTCGCTTTCTTAGTCATGCTGATCATGCCATACATCTTCTCCAATTCATTCTCGCTGATGGATTCGAAATACTTGAAATCGTTGATATCGTAGAGAACCGTATCCTTGTCGCTGCACACGAATGGCAGGAGCCGATGAGAGAAGTTGCCGAACAATTTGATGCTAGTGCGCTTGATGGAGTTAGCCATTTTTTCTCCTACTTCTGATGCGTTTTGATCAACTTCATCACTTTTGCGGCGGCGATTGCTGCGCGCACCGGTTTGCGTGATCCGTTGTCCATAGCTTCCCACTTGGCCGCTTCGAGTTCCTCCCAAGTCATTTCCAGAGCTTTCTCATACATCGCGCGGTCCACCGGAACGTAGGTGTATTTGATCGCATAGGGATGCATGCAGATGTCGAATTCATAACCGAACTGGGCCATGGGCAGGTTGATGATTTTCTTGTTGTTGTTCATTTTGTGATCCTTGTTTTCGCTCTACTCACTGACATATGAATATTACACCAATTATTCGTTCATGTAAAGCGTTTTTTCGCGCAGTTTAAGCGCAGTTTTTTAAAAAAACAGCAAATGTCATCGTTTTCTACAACCCTTCCTCTTGATCTGCCATCAATGCAAGGGCTCCGTCCGCCAGGTTGGCGGCCTCTGCGAGTAATGTAGTGATGCGTTTCTCGCTACCCATCCACTCGTCGTATCCGATGACGTCGTCGTCGAATTCGCGCCACAATCGCAGCGACATCAGTTCAGCGGTTGCCTTCGCTTCGGCGTGGTAGTTGTGCACCGTCTGCGGGCTGGTGCTCGACCCGATGCGTTCGGCCGCGTCGATGTAGGCCGCGCGCATGTCGGAGATGATCTGTTCGAGGGTTCGTTCGGTCATTTTGTGTTCTTCCTTACTAAACTAACGTGAGACGATAGTATCCCATCTACTCGCCGGTGTCAATACCCGACGAGCAGTGCGATGCTGGCAAAGCAGACGATGCAGGCCGCGACGATGAGCACGACGTGGGTGACTACTTCGCGCGTGGTCATGTCAGCGGCCCTCCGCGGCGATGGTCGCGCGATGGCGGATGTAGCTGCGCTCCGCTTCGGCGTCGGCAGCGCCGGTGACGGCCATCACGAGGATGCAGGCGGCCACGACGAGCAGGCCGAGGATAAGTTCGGTGATGCGGTTCACGCTTGCACCTCCGCTTCCAGCGCGGCATTCGCGCGCGCGTAAACCTTCAGCTCCGCCTTGAGCACCGCGTGCAAACGCGCGTGCGTGTCGTCGCTGATGCGTTTGTCCTGGTCGATGCGATTCGCCATCCCGATAGCAATGAGCGATGTTTCGGCAGGCGACACGCGCGGATCAAAGAGCGGATCGTGGTGCGTGAAATCTTCTTCCAGCGCGCGGCGCGTGAGCCGTGCGGCGCGGCGTTCAATCGACATCGTGCGACGAGCGTGCTGCACCTCGTTGATGATCGTGCGGCGCAGGTCCTCGTCGGCCTTCGACAATTCGATCTCGCGCTCCGCGGCGATCTCTGCAAGGATGCGTTCGCAGATCAGATGAGGATAGTTCGTGTTCGGTTCGTAGTTCATGTGTCTCCTGTCAGCTGAGGAATTCGATCGGCGAGGATTCATTCGGATTCGCAACACGTCGTGCTCCCACTTTCGCGGCGATCGCATGTTCCCATGCGATGCGCTTCGCACGGTAGGCATCGCTCTCCGGGGCGTACCCGTAAAGTTCTGCCGCGATTTCAGCAGCAGCGAACGCGGCGCGGATGCGCCTGTGCTTGTGGGTGGCATCGTCCCGCGCTTCGACCATCTCGGCGCGGCACATGCCAAGCGCCTGCATGTATGTCTCACGATCAACGATGACATCTCCGTCTTTGTTCGCCCAGTAGCGCATGCCGTCTGCGTATTGCTTGAATTTGTAAAGCTCGATTGCCAACGTCTTGAGTCCTTTCTTCATGATTACATCTCCTCTTTGGTCAGCGTCAGCGCGTCGATGCGCTCGAGAGCGCCGACGGCGTAGACGTCGTTCTGCTGCGCGAACCATTCGTTGTCGCGGTTGAACGTGTTCTGTGCGGCCGCGGCGAAATCCTGCGCGTGCCAGACGATGCGGTTGCCGGTGCAATTCACGCGCTTGGCCGCGCGGTGCAAGGCAGTGACTTCGTTGGCGAACGATTCCCAGTCGTTGGCGCGGGCGTGCGCAGCGACGTTGTGGGCAAGCTGCTTGACGCGGGCGAGTCTCTTTTCGTTGGTCGTCATGTGTCTCCTATTTAGTTCAGGAATTCGCTCACTGGGATTCGGGTGGTCTTTGTGGTCTTGGCCATTTTTGCGCTCCATTTATCAATCTCTTGATAATGTATATAGTAGCACGGTATTTCGCCCTGTAAAGTGGCCTCCAGCACGAATCTTCGCCAATTAGCCAGCTGATAGCGATCATTTTTTTAGTGTAAAATCAATTTCATGGCAAAGACACCTTCCCCGCCCAGAACTCATAACCAGCTCGGTGAATTGATTCGCTCTCAGCGAGAATCGGCAAAAATGACCCGAATGCAGTTTGCCGCTAATACCGGCATACATGTAGTCACGCTGACGAAAATAGAATTAGGGAATCACGACCCGTCTTTGTGGGCACTATCGCGCATGATCGACATGCTGAATCTCGACCCCAGTGAAGTATTCAAGGCAATTGACCGACGACGATAATCGGAAAAGCAAGACGCCCGGTTCATCAGAACCGGGCGTCGCTCTCAGGAAGAAAGACTGACACTCAAGACACGTGATCACTAACCGAATGAACCACGAGAGACTAACAGCCGTGATGATACCACGAAGTCAAATGGGCGACAATACCCAGGAATCATTTACCAAAATCCCCAATGCCCTGCTGGACAATGCGCACACGCTCAGCGCATCAGCGTTCATGGTGGTCTGCGCGATTGCGCGGCGCACCATCGGATGGCACAAGGAGCGCGACGTCGTGAGCGTGTCGCAGGTCGTCAACACGACCGGCCTTTCGCGCAACACCGTCATGTCGGCGCTCTCCGAGGCCGTGGCCGTTGGCTGGCTGGTGCGCAGCGGCGTGACGACGGCGAGCGGGACAGGATATTCCTACGAATTCCGCACGATCGACACCAGTGCAATTTCTGCACCGGTGCAAAATTTGGACGGGGGGATGCCCAATATTTGCACTACCCCCAGTGCAGAATTTGGGCACCCCCCAGTGCAAAAATTGGGCACACAAAAGAAACCTAAAGAAAGAAGAAAGAAAGGGAAAGAAAACTCCTCGCGCGCTGCGCGCGCGAGTGTGCCCGATCAGATCGTTGACATTCGTTCGGATTCCGAACTACTGAATCCCCCGCAGGAGGACGATCCGTTCGCGTTCATTCCCGGCGTTGACGACAAGCCGGCCGTTGCAGAGCAAAAAGAGAAACCCGCAGAGAAACGGCAGAGAAAGTCGAAGGCGGCCTTATCACCGGAGGAAGCGCAGCGTCACGCCGAACTGTTCGAGGGCATCGTCCGCGTCTGCGTCGTCGATCCGAAGCTTTGCGGCGGGCACATCGCGCGAACCGCGAAGCAGCTGCGCGAGGCCGATCCGGACGCGAACGGCGCGGCGATGGACGCCTTCCTCGAATGGTGGAAGACCAGCGACTTCCGCGGGAAGCAGGGCAAGCCTCCGACCATTGCGCAGATCGCGCCGGCGTGGAAAATGTTCCGCGAGGGATACGCCGAACGCCCTGCGCAGCATCAGCCGAAATCCAAAAAAACAATGACCGACGTTATGGCGATCCTCGCCAACATCTAGGAGAAACATATGGCAACCAAACAGACCGTACTCAAGACGCTCGCCCTGCTCTACATGAACTATCCACATGCGACCAATGCATCGGAGGAAGACATCAAGCTGCGCGCCGAACTGTGGCTCGACTTGTTCGCTGATGTGCCCGACGACGCGATGGTCGAAGCGGCAAAGCGTC